TGTCTGGAAGTATCTATCTCTAAAATCTTCAAATTTCTCTAAAGCAATAAGTGCTTCTTGTGGTGTTTTCCAATTTTTTTGTTTTGCTAAGTTATCTTTATCTATTAAGTATGCTTCGTGCATCTTTGTTATTAAAGATTTATTAACACCGAGTAAATCAGCTACATCTTTCTTTTGTATAAGTTTTTTTTCTACTGCTTCTGCATAATCTCTGACATAATCTTCGTAGTGTTCTCCACGAACAGCAGTCATCTGTGATGTAAACTCTTTTTGTTTTTTTGCTTTACTTCTTTTGTGCTGTGCTTTACGACTGCATTGAACAGTACAATATTTTTTATTATTGTGTTTTGCTGTAAATTTTTTCTCACAGCCAGGATTGGCACAGGACTTTCGTTCAGCCATTACTTAGGAAGTCTTTTTATTTTTCCATTTTTAGTTCTAGCAAACCTTGCTGACTTTGTTTCTCTACTTGGTATCAATGTTCCATAATGAGTTTTGCCACCCCATTTCCAAGATACTTTTCCACTAGATTTCATTATTTTCTCCTAAATCCATTTGTTGCGTAATACAACTGTACCTGTTTTTTTGTATAAATTCTACCACTAGGTGATTTAAATTTATTAGGACCTATTTTCTCAAATGGCATTTACCACATCCTACAAGACCAGTATCGTGGACTTGTCTTGTCTTTTGCTGTAGAACATTTGTGTCTGGCACGAAATGAAGCTCTCGCTTTTGGATTATCTTTTCTAATCTCCATATTAGGATCGCCAAACATAACCTTCTTAACTTTTCCATTATCTGATACAAAAACTTTAAATTTCTTTCTACCATATCCTGGTTCGCCTTTTTGAATCCTCGTAGGATTGTCTAGCTTAACTTTCATTCCACGCCATTCAGCCATTATTTCTTTTTACGCTTTCCTTTACTCATTGTCATTTTCTTTTTATACTTATAACCTTTACCTGGCATATCTTCTCCTATACTTGTTGTTATGAGTGATTACATAAAAGGAAATAAATATCCTAATTACAAACCCTCTACTACATATAGTACAGGAAGAATTTGTATTGATGAAAACTGTGATACTGTTATATCAAAATATAACAAGTACAGGTATTGCAATAATCACAAACCTAAGACCTATCCTAGAATCAAAGGTCGTAATGCACCGAGCGATCTACAAGACCCTGTTACTGATTGTTAAGTAAATTTAATAAATAATCTGCAAGTGATTGTGAACTTGAAAATTCAAATAAAGAATAATCTTTACCTGCTTGTAAATCTTCAAAATCTTTCAATCGTTTGTTTAATTCATCTACATCAAAAAAGATTTCTTTTCTAAATCCTACTTGACCTACCATCCAACATTTATCCAATGTGTGTCCTTTCTATATTTTTACCTTGTTGTAATATCATTTTTGCTAATGAGTTATAACACATATCATACATAGCTGTAGTTTTGTGTCCATCTTCAATCATTTCAAATTCTATCTGTATTCCATCTTCATTAGCTTTAATGTAATAATTATTTGAATGACCTTCGTGTGGGTCAAAACCTACTTTAATAATGGCTTCTTTAATATCTTGCTCTAAATCGCTTGCGTGAATATTTCTAAATTCATTTTTATTCCAAGCCTGTAGTTCATATATTTCTGTCATATTTCTCCTTTTGATTTACCTTACACAAATAATAACCAATGTCAACAATTCAAATGATAGTAGCCAAAAAAAATTTTTATTCAAAGAAACTTGCTAAATCGTTTTCTCCACAAGTAGGACATAATCCATTCTCTAACTGATCTTCCCAGTAAGGGTTAAGACATTGGTCACAATCTTGTACATAAATATCTGCCATACTTTCCTCTCCATACCCTAGTCTAGCTAGGGCAGTTGGTTAATCAAACAGGGAAGTTGATACTCATAAGAACTGAGTACTTTCATTATATAACAAGATTCAAATAAAGTCAATAAACAAAAAGACCCAGATTACTCCAGGTCCTCTTGCCGTACAGTGTGTCCATTTACTGTTCAATGAAAGAATACGAATCAAAGTCAACCTTATCCATACCTAACAATCCTAGAACTGTCTTGTGATGTTTAAGCTATCTTTCTTTTCATATCTTTACCTATATCCCCATACAGGTACCCTAGGACTTTCCTAGGTAGTTTGCATTCTAATAAAGATGTGATACTATGACAACACAAACAAGATATTTCTCCAGCTTTTAGAAAGAGATATCTGATAAGAACTTCAGGGCAAGTGGATTAGCTGGACCATCATAACTAGGGTTAAAGCCTATTATTCCACATATTGATAATGCTACTAAACATTTAGTCATTCTGGTTGGGTTGGGAGTGGCACAGGGTAAGTTATATTCTTTTCTTTCTTTTTTAACAAAAAATAGAGTATTCTTTTCTTATTGAAAGAAAAATGTAAAGAGTGTAACTCTCAATTAAAACAAATAGGATCAAGTAATCGATACTATTGTGATAGCTCACCAACTGTTTGTAGTAAGTCAGGAAATACATACAATATATAGTAGGTATTTTTAGTAGTTTCCATAGATTAAATTTAGTGTTACGTATACGATAACGCACGCTCATATTAACATTTGCATTTTGTCTTATAATATGTATTATGTTGCGTTCATAGGCGTAAATTGTGCGTGTTAATCGTGTAATAATCAATGTTTAAAGGGTTTTAATAGTCATATGATCCAAGATAAGCTGGTAATAAAATTTAATGAGATATGGGGTAGTAGTTTTAAATATAAATGAACGACATTAAGAATTTATAAAAAAAAATTACTATTAAAAAAGTATCACCAACAAAAAAGAATTAACCAGCTTAAACGATCCTAATGACTTAGAAAAAAAGATCGATCAAATTCTAAGTAACAAAAATCTAATAGCAATATTAGAGAATGACTCAATGCTATTAGAAATCTATTACACTACAGCAGCAAGAAAAAAATTTTTTAAACCCGAATACATCTATACAAATTTAGGTTATACGGATATTTTCTTATATTGTGATGAAGATAAACCAACAATAGAGGAAATTTGTATTTATAATCAGACCTGTTCGGAGATTAAAGCAAATTATAATTGTGATTGCTGTTATTAAGATTATTGAAAACATCAATAAAATTAAACTTTTTACTATGGACACTAGTCAAGCTCAAAAAATTAAACGGCTTAAAACGGCTCTAAATAGCGTGTTTAAAAGATTAGTAAAAGAATGTTTACAAAATTAAAAGATTAGTGTTATAATTATATAAGTTGGTTATAAAGAAAGGTTAATAAATGGAATGTAAAAAATGTAAAACATACCAAATTAATACAGTTGAAGTTATAAACATATTAAATAAAAAAACATTATGGTTATGTTTCAGTTGTTGGGCTATTAGCAATAAAAATTATAAATTATCTAGTACAAAAATATAAAGAAAGTTGGTTAATGATGAAAATTAAATATAAATTAATTGAATTGGTAAATGGTATTTATACCGAAGAAGATTTAATTAATGAATTGCAATCTATTTTAGTTGAATACGAATTAGAAGAAGAATAAAGAAAGGTTAAATAATGGATAATCAAACAGTACAAGAAAGATTTGCGAAAAAATATTTAAGCGATTATATAGAAGAAAAGCAAAAAAAACTTACCGAAGAATTAGGTGGGTTTTATGCGTTTAATAATGATCAATTTAAGGAACAGGCACAACAGGGCGTTAACTATGTTCGTTATGGATCTTTTGGTTTTATATTACCTAAAAATAATATAGATAAATTTGAAAAAGGTTTAGAAAATATCATTAAAAAAGGTATTGAACAGGATAAAAAAGAACATACAAAAGAGCAGATTATCTGGCGTGAATTAGCTAATTATGAAGTGCAATATAGTTATAGTGAAGTTACACAATTAATAGAACACTTTAAAGATTATGACTATACAAAAAAAGATATATTAAACGAGTACGATAAATATATTAATTATTGTATT